TATATGACACCCTCAATCTCGCATTACAGAAGTATTTCGGTCACTACCCTAAGCTGGGTCCGGATTTCCGGGAACTCAGTGGTAAGGTCTTGGCCAGTGCTCTTGTAACTCATCGACTCACTAAGGGATACGAAATCCCCAGTGCTAAATTGTCGTCCTCCAGGAAGCGCGATAGTATCGCAGCTGTTTTGGAGCGGGATACCCAGGGTTTTGAATATGTACCACCTATCGGTGTGTCACAAGGCCCGGGCGGAGACCGTTATCTCCAGGCTAGGCGTATAATCAACGCCATCTGCCGACACTTCAAACCCACGTACAAACTCGTATTTCCTACAGGTGAGGGTTCAACAACCTCCCACGGTCGGAAAGACTTATATTATAAGTTAGAGAGTACGCGTTACTGGGAGTGTTCTCCGCAGTCCTTTCCTTACGTGGCTCGTATATTCTACGGGAACACGCACATGAAAAGGTTGGTCAAAGGAAAGTTTTACGAGCTTGTCAAACAGGAGTTATCCTGGACAAGGGCTTACGCCTCGGCGTGGCTATATAGAAAGAATGGTAAAAGGGGATTCAATTCCTTTAAAACCATGCTTTCGTATCTCGTGAAACTTAGGGACACAAGCAGGATGACAACCGTGCCCAAGGATAACTCCAAGGACCGTGTCATAACTTGTGAACCGCTGCTTACCATGATTTGTCAGTTATCCGTGATGCGCGACATGCGCACAGCCTTAGCGAAAGCGACGGGTTTGGATCTGACAGTTATGCAGGATTGGCACGGAGCCAAACTGCGCATGGGGCATGCAACCGTTGACTTTAAAAATGCAAGTAACCAGGTATGGCTGTCTGTTGTGCGGGATATGATTCCCGACCCCCTCAGGGGTATATTGTTGGCCCTTAGAACAGGGGTCACAGAATACAACGAACAGTATCATCACTTCAACATGTTTAGCCCTATGGGTTGTGGACTAACATTCGACGTCATGACTCTCTTGCTCCTCGGAGTAAGTAGAAGTTTTGATGCGAATGCCACCGTCTTTGGAGACGATGTCATGTTGAAAGCTGACGTAGCACAGGACTTTTGCGAATTCGTTTGCAAATTTGGTTTCGAGATTAACGTCTCAAAAACCTTCACGGAGGGTAACTTCCG